TACGAGAAGATCCTTGTCCAGATCCATTTCCTCTCGGCCCCAGTTCGGCTGAGAGCAAGCCCAGTCTCCAAAGGATTGCAGGTTGTGCCAATCAGGATGCACGGAGCAGTCATCATAGGAAGAGTTAAGGCCGCCACCACCAACCTCGTAGCACCTCTTCATCATGTTCACCCAGCGGAGATATACCGGGGACAACTTGCCATCCATCCAGGCTCCATGCCGACCAACACCGGAAAACCCTATTCCGCAAACAGAGGGGCGATACGGATTCTTTACGTCGCCCCTAATAAGGTTATGGCTGGCAACTTCATACTCATGGCGTTTCTCATCGAGAAACCTGATCCCGATCTTCCTGGATCCGTTGATCGAAACCACTTCGCACTCACCGCCTTGCTTTGGCGAAAATCTATCGCCAACCTGAATTCTTTTACTGCTCATAATCGCCCCGGTCAAAAGGTTCGTCGGAGAAAGAGTGGCAGCCGGATGACGAGTCCGGCACGGCTTGCAAACCGCTGCCACTGTATGATTGTACACTACCACTCAAGCACAGAACTACTGGTACACCCACACCTGATTTTTTGTCCGGGCAGGATGTATTCGCCATCGATGAGCATTCCCTTTTGGGCGTCGAATTCCTTCCCGCTTGCTTTGACGTGTGAAACCCTTGGCTCCTTTGCTGCCGCGGAATGCCTCCAGATCGCTTTGGTTATGCCCAACTCTTTACGTCGCGCTTGCTCCATTATGGCATGCACTTTCGTGGACTGGTCAGTAGCGATCAGGCGGCATCTGTTCCGACCGATGTGATAAGCGTGCTCCAGGTTGTCGGTGAGGGTCTTCAGATCGAATCCGGCCTCGACCGACTCCCACACGTATTTCTGCACATCGCCCAGGTACTCGCCAGGGATCGACTTAATCAGGCCGACGTTCACGCCGACAGCGGCGCGCATGGCCTCCTTGGTTACGGGGGTCAGTTGCAGGTTGACGGCAAATCCCGACTTCTTGAGCGTTGCACTCAATCCGCGATCCAGCGCCCCGGCCGTCTGCCCAACGAATCGCCGCGCCATCTTCTGCGGCAAGTCGTTCAGGCTGGTCATCCACTTGGCAATGATGGCGTCGATCACGCGCCCGAGGATGTCCCGCGCCGCGTCCATGGCCACGGGTTGAGGCGCCTGCCAGTTGTGGGCGACCGCCTGCATCACTTCGTTACGCGCGCTTCGCAGGAGGCGAGCCAGCTCGGCATGATAGGCAGACCGAATGCCAGCGTTAGGCCGGAAGTCGGGCAGGACTACGCGCTTACGCTTGATGGTCGTCACGCATCCAGGCCCTCATTAGGATCTTCGCCGAACGCACCATACGCGCCCTGGCCTTCCGGCACGTCGTCTACGTCAATACCATTGAACGGGCTCTGCTCGTCCTTCGACAGCGCCTGGCGGGCCTCCTGCGGCGACACGATGGCGGCTGTGACCAGTTGCGCGGCATTGCGCCCGTTGATGTCCTGAACTTCTGCCAACTCCTTCGCGTTGAGCTGATACAGCGGGTTGAATTCCCACTTGATGGCCGGGTCAATCTCGCCGAACAGATTCAACTGAATCAGGTCGGAGAAGGTCTTGATGATCGGGCGGACGTGCGCCTCGTTCTGCGCCATCAGGTAATCGTAATAGACGCGGATCTCACCATCGCTGCTCGCATTCAGGCCGGCAGGCGTGGCCCCGGTCAATTTCACCAATGGCGTGTGGCTAGGCCCGGCCATCTGCTCCTGCGCCTTGGTCAGCAACTCGGGTAGGCTGGTTAGCGGCGTGTTGATCTGGTCGATCTCTTCGCTTTCCTTGTCCAGCAGCATCATGCCGCTGTTCTCGCGGAAGCGGTTGAAGATCCCGGCGCGGAGCCACAGGCTGGCGTCACTCTCGCCGCTGGTGAGGATTCCGCTCATGTCGGTAGACAGGATGGTCAGGCTGAACGCCTGGACGATCTGAGCCACGCTGTCGGCGGTGCGCTGGTAGCGTTCAACGTAGGGCTTCATCAGCTGGAACATCGAGATGCCGCCGAAGTTGTAGGCCGGCTTCAGGATGTCCGGCACTGGCCGCATGACCAGCGTCATCAGCCGATCGGCGTGAACTTCCTTGCCCAGCACGTACCACTTGGTCGGGACGTAGAAGTCAGCCTCGGTAGGGTCGTTGGCGTTGTACATGCTCGGCGTGGACCACATCGGCTCGATCAGGCGGAACCCTTTCAGATCACCCTTTTTCACGCTGACCTTATCCATCAGGAAGGGCAGCTTGTCGTCCAGGTGATTGAGCTTGATGTAGATCTGGGCGCGGCCCATGCCCAGCTCAACCTCGACAGCGCGGCGGATCAGGTCGCGCACGCCGTACTGCTCGAAGGCGTCATTGATCTGGTTGATTTTCCTCTGACGCACCGAGGCTTTCTGTTCCTCCTGCATCTTGAAGGCTTCAAGCTGGGTGTCGGTCAAGTCTGAGCCGCTGTCGGCGTCCGGGTCATCGATCTTGAACCGACCCCACTCGCGGGTCATCTCGGTGGCCGTCGTCTCGGCCACGGCGCGATAGTCGCTCGACTGGCTCATGGCGGCCAGGACCGGATAGCCGGGGAAGGTGCCGTAGAAGTTCGGGATGCCGATAGAGGCGTATTCGTAGATCGACTGGCAGCTATCCATGGCCACGGCTGTCTTCTGACCGGAAGGCACCACGGCCGGCATCAGGGCGGGAGCAGCCAGCATGACAGGCGCGTCATTCTTCGCATTACGGACCTGCTCGTCCTGCATCATGCGGATGATGGTGCGCTGCTGCTTCAGCTTGCGGTCTTCGATGTCCGCGGTCTTCTCGGCCAACTCAAGCTCGCGCTCTTTCAGCTCAGCTTCTTTGCGGCGGCGCTTGCGGCCAAGTAGATCGATCATCTTGATTGATTCTCTGCGTTGATGTTCAGGCCGCGACGTATCGGAGCGTAGGCCATTATGAAGGCGTCGGCCAAGTTAGGGCTCGGCACTTCGCGCTTTTTGAGGTCCGATTTAGATTCTACCTTTACGCGGCCATTCGTGTCGAAGTCCCGGAGAGGAATAGACAGTTCCATCTTCAGCTTTTCCAGGTGCGTGATCTGGCTATCGATGCTTATTAGGTCCTCAATCTTGAAAGTCGGCGGAACCGTCCCGTTCTTGATCGACTGCACGACCTGGAATGTCAGGCGGAACCGATCGGCCACTTGCCACCACATCTGCGCCTTGATGTTGCTGAAGAAGTCCTTGTTCTTGATCTTGCCCTCGTAGATCGCATCGGGGCGCATCACCTTGCCGCCAGCGTTGAAGCCATCGTGCGTGACCCGGTTGTTCGGGAAGCCTTTATTCAGCTCATTGAACTTTGACCCTGAGTGCGACCCAACGCCGACCGAGTCATAAATAATATGAGCGCCGGCCTTCTGCGCGCTGTGATAGGCGCGAGTGCAGGACTGCAGAATTTTGTCTTCTTCTCCTTGCCATTCATCTGTCTCCCTGGCTACCGACCCAACCCGAAGGATGGTGGCACACAAGTCTTCGCCTCCATCGGCTACGTCATAACCAAGCGTTGCACGGCCATCCTCAAGGCCTGGAATCAGAAGGTGAGCATCAATCGCCGCCTCGACCCACGAAGCTTTGATAACAGAACTGTCGTCGTCCGCCCGCGGCTTGCCCAGATACACATGGTCAAACGTCTCAGGGCTGCGGACGCGGTGCGCCTCGATCACCTTGAGAATGGTTTTGCTCAGGAACGGGTTGTCCGTGTAGTTGATCTGGCGAACGATGGTGTCAGGCGGCTTGTTGACCACGAAGTTTCGCCACACGAAGTCGCTCACAAGCTTGGCGTTGAACAGCAGCCAGCATTCGGAGTTGTCCTTCCGGATCGTCGGCTCCAGGATCTCCCACTGACTCGCGGTGAGGCCGTGGCTTTCCTCTGACCACAGGATGTCCACGCTCTCGACTGACTTGATCTCTTCCGTGTGACGCCACAGGCCGTAGAAGATGAACTCGGCTCCCGTCACCTTGTGGATGATCTTGTTCTCCAGGATGCGGAAGCGATGGCGCAGGCCGAACCGATCGATCTGGATTTTGAGCAGCGCATAGACCGATTCCTCGATCTTGTTTTGTATCTGGCGCACACAGAGGAACTTGAGCTTGTAGTTGTCAGCCAGGCGAATGGCATGGCCGGCCGCGTCCCATGACTTCGAAGAGGACCGGCCGCCGTGCAGGATCTTGTTCCGCGACGGCGTCTCCCAGAAGTCTCGCAGGTTCGGATTAAGCGTCGGTCTTTGCTGCAACGTCTGCATAGAAGTCGCCCATCCCCATTGGTGTTCCCGCTCCATCGCCGCCAGTTGGGTCGGCAACAATGTCGTAAGCCTGGCGCTCAAGGCCAACCAGTGTCTTCAGCGTCTCGGCCAATTCCTTCATGGTCTTGGTGCGGGCCGGAAGATCGATCACCTTCTGGTACAGGTCGTTGCGCTTGTCCTGTCCGTTGTCGTCAGGGTTGCGCATCAGCTCGCCCAGCTCTTCAAACAGGTCGCGGTTATCGGTCAGCCCCTCCAACTCATCCAGCAGCTTGTTGGTGAGGCGCCGGCCTCTGGCAATGTCGCCCCGATGGGACAGACGAACATCAGCAATGGCCTGAGCATTCGACTCAATGACGAGGCGATCTGTAACAGCGCGCTTTGCTGTTACGTCTTCTGTAACAGAGTGTCTTGTTACAAGGTCTTCTGCCCTTGCCTTGATCTTGCCGGATAGGTCTTGCACCCACCCAAACTTCTTTGCTCGCCTAGCGATGGCTACATGGTTGGAGCCTGGGCAGGCAACTGCGATCTCGCGAAGAGACAGCACGCCAGCCCGGTATAGCTGTTCGATTCGCTCCCAGTCTGGAGCCTTCTTTGCCTCGGTCATTGCTTACTACGCCTTATAGTCAATCCTTCATCGCTTCCATGCACCGGTTGTAGTTCCACTGACTGAACCATCGTGAGTTGGTTTGCGGAGGGAACCAGTTGGTCATGGAGACGGTTTCTCGCATGTAGGTGCGAAGCTGCTTCTGTTCGATCTGGCTGGCTTCTTCGTACAGGTATTCGATGGGCTCGCCGAGGTTGCGCCGCGCCATGATGATGTTGGACATCGCGCCGACGATCAGGCAGAACTTCTCAGGCTGGTGGTGGATGTTGTCGGGGATCTTGCCGGCCATTACCGGCTGACACCAGGCTGCGACAATCAATGCTGCTGCTGCAAAACGCTTCATAAACATAACTCCGCCAAGGGTTGGTTTTTTCGCACCACAAAAACGATTCGTCTCAGTTTGTGGCGCGCACGAACAATAGCCGGTCAATGATGCGGGCGACATTGCCGCGCTCTTTGACCGACAGGATAAGCAACAGGGATAGAAAGATGGTGACGATCGGGGATATCGAGGGCCATTTCTTGTACAGAATGATTGACCCCATGACCTCGATCCACTCCGCGCCGGCTATTGCGGCAATGCAGAAGGCCGTGACGCTCGGGAACAGCTTGTACTTGGCGCCATTGCGTTGATACATGAACGCCACAACAAAGCAGAGGCTGCCGCACAACATGGCGTACAGCAGCGTA